TCTTATCTTGGTGGTACCATATCTGTTGGGAGTGGCTGCTACGGCAGCATTTCCGAGCTAAGATTAGGCGTAGCCAAGACTAAAGGGAAGCTCAGGGTGGTCACCATGCAGAGCGCGCGTGTCAAGAGGGTTCTAGCCCCTGTTCACGATGCGCTCTACGACCATTTGACAAGTTTCGGTTGGTGCGTAAGGGGGGACGTTAAGAAAACAGATTTTCAGTCGATTGTCGACGACCGTAAGCCCGGAGAGTCCTTTATCTCTGGCGACTATACGGCAGCCACTGACAACGTTTTGCCTTGGGTAACTGAGGCTATTACGAGTGTGTTGGCTGAGAGTCCGGATCTTACTGAGGAAGAGAGAGGCATAATGTTAGCAGCAGTGGGGGACCTTCATTTGTGGTCTAAAAGCCGCAAGACACGCTATACGTTGACTAGGAAGCAAATGATGGGGAACCTTTTGAGTTTCCCTATCTTGTGCCTTATCAACAAGGTCTCTTACGACATCTGCTGTGACATAAGCTTTGGTTCCGGCGTTAGGAGGGTGGGCCGTTTCAACGGCGATGACTGCATGTTTAGTGGTAACCGTAAATTCTTCTCCTTGTGGGAGGAAGTCACTTCTACCTTTGGACTTGTAGTCAATCGCCAGAAGACTGGCTTTTCTGACACGTGGCTCGACCTGAACAGTCAGCCTTTCCATGTGCCCTCTGGTCGCCTTGTTCCGCGGCATTGTCTCTCTTTTCTCCGTCCTTTCCGTAATGACTGTGTGGACCTTCTCGGTGAAGTTTGGAAGGGTGTGAAGGGAATGAAGCATAGTGTACGCCAGTATGCTATCTCAGTTCTCGCTAGACACGAAATCGTCCTCAGGGACTTTTGCGTGGCTAACATACCTAGATATGTCTTTACCGGGTTAATGAAAAAGGCCTGGTTTCGAAGGTGGAGGGGATCTGATCCCGTTCCGCCCATCATCACCGGGGTTTCTCGGTCCTGCGAAGTCGTGGTGGCGGATCCTCCTAGAGAGGATCTTTTCTCCATCGTCGACCAGGCGCACACTCAGTCTGAACGGGAAAGAGTGCTTCGATGGTCGGGGGTTACTCTCGAGTTTTTAGCTCGTCCTGTGTGGGACTTGAAAAATTCTTTTGATGTTACTCCCGGGCCACTTGTGAAGACTCTACGACGTAAACTTCGTCCTCCCCTCCCCCCCATCATCTCACCGAAACGTAGTGCAAAGAAATTCGTTAGAGTCGTTCGCTGGCAGTATTCTTGGTCCAAACCTGTCCTAGACTGGTTTGAAAGAGAGTTCGGTCAGAATGGCTTTGCGAAGTACTCGAAATGGGGCCCTGATCATCCTAGGATGGTCCCTCACGTAGAGTGCAAAAACTATGTACCTTTGAGATTCATTGTTCCTGTTCCTCCGTCATTGATGCCACCGGGCCCTTACGGGCTTTAATGGTGTTGATCAGCGGGCTTTTATTAGTGTGCCATGGTTGTTGTGGTTGGCAACCGGAGGGGACGGTATACGCCCCGGTTTTGTGCTCCGAGCGAGGAGTGCGACTAAGTTCCAAAACACCGAACCACCCGAGTCATAGAGGATCTCTCCTGCGCAATGATGTGCACAGAAAACACCTGCGAATGCGGGTGGTGCACGCGGCCTCACTTTAAGGCAGCGGGAACTCACCTAGGCGGAGGGGACGAGGGTCGATATGGAAGCCGGACCAGCTGAACGAAACTAACCGGAAAACAGTTTCTGCGTGAAGTTGGGTAGATCTAGCCTGGAAACGGACTAGGGAGCCATCCCACACAGCAACCTAAAGTACATTAGTATGAAACGATAAGATC